CGTACCTTCTGGCTTCAAATCCCGCGGGTTGAAGATTTCACGCAACGATGACCCCATCCAACCGGGCGAGTTCCGTGATATTGAGACGATCGACGGGTCTAAAATTGGCGACCATATCCAGTTTATGCCCTCAAAACCTGTCGATTCCACGTCTTTGCAATTGCTGCAAGGCTTGACAGAGATGGGGCAGAAACTCGCCTCTGCCGCCGACATTAAAGCCTCAGACGCCACAGGTTCTGCAACTGGCGCGATGATGGCTGTGCTTGAACGTGCGCTTTCAGTCATGAGCGCCGTACAAGCTCGTGCTGCCGACGCCGTTGCTACCGAACTCAACATCATGGCACGCCTGATTGGCGAGCATGAGAGCGGTCCTTACGCTTACGAGACTGAAGGCGGGCAGTTCGACAAGGGTGAAGACTTCCGCATCCCTGTCGGTATCGTCTGCGTCGCTGATCCATCTGCCTCGACCCAGGCTATGCGTATCTTGCGCGACCAAGCTATCACAGCACAAGCCGCACAGAAGCCAGACCTCTACGATCAGGCAGAACTTCACCGTCGCGTGATGCGTAACCTTGGCGTTGAAGATGTAGACACGCTTATCCCGCGTGCCGGCGATACGCCCAAGCGCGATCCGATCAGCGAGAACCAAGCCTTGCTTATGGGACAATCGGTTCAGGCTTACATGGATCAAGACCACGCCGCGCACATCGCTGTTCACATGATGGCGATGGAGAACCCAGGCATTCAGGCGTTCGTCGGCCAATCACAGAATGGTCCTGCAATCATTGCCGCAGCACAAGCCCACTTGGCTGAACACATTTCGTTCCAATACCGTCAGATGATGGCAGAGCAAATGGGTATGCAGCTTCCACCACCTGGTGAGCCGCTACCCGCCGACATCGAAAACCAGTTGGCGCAGATGGCTGCTCAAGTTAAGCTGCCTCCACTTGGTCAAGCCGCGCAACAGCAAGAGCCGCAGCCCGATCCAATCGTCGAGCTACAGAAGCAAGAGTTGGCGCTCAAGGAAGCTGATCTCCAGCTTAAGGCGGAAAAGCTCAAGCAGCAAAACCAAGCTGACCAGCTTCGTGCAGAGATCGCACTGCGTCAAGACGAGACCCGTGGCGATGCGGCACAGCTTTCTGCGCAAGTCGAGATGATGCGTATTCAATCGGAGAACGCAAATGCTGCCGCAGACAGACAGGTTCAGATTGGAATTGAGGCTGAGAAAATTCTCCAGACCGACCGCGTTGAGGGAACAAAAGCGGGTATTCAAGCTGCAAAAGTTCAGCAGGCCGCTGAACAGCTTAAAGAACGCACTGCTTCGGTCAAAGATATTAAAGGAGATTCTGAATGAGCCTAGCCACTGACAAGTTGCGTAAACATATCGAAGAACGCAAAGCCAGCATGGAACAAGTTATCTTGGCGGGTATCACAGACCTGAACAAGTATCACTACATGTGCGGCCAATACAAAGAACTTCTCTCGCTTGAACGAGAGTTGCACGAGATCATCTCTGATCTCCAATTAGCAGAAGAAACAGAGGACGAATAAACATGCTGACTTCCGCAGCTAATACGCGGGACGTGCCAGATATTGATTCTGTCACGCGAGACCCGCGCATCCCTAAACCTGTCGGGCATAAACTCCTTGTGATGGTTCCGACCGCAGAAGAAAAAACACGTGGCGGTATCCTGTTACCGGATAAAGAACGTGACCTCAGCCAAACAGCTTCACCCGTCGTCTACGTTGTCGCCCTTGGCCCTGACGCATACGACGATCATCGGCGTTTCCCGAGTGGTCCACGCTGTGCTGCGGGACAGTGGGTCATCGTTCAATCTTTCTCGGGAAGCCGCATGAAGATCAAGGGTGATGACGGGGTTGAATATGAGTTCCGTCTTATCAATGACGACGCAGTACAAGCAACGGTCGAAGACCCCTCTGAAATCAGAAAGGCGTAAGTGCTCACATGGATGACATCGACGATTTTGAAAACGACACCCAAGAAGCGGACTTCGAACTAGACGATATTCAGGTCGAAGTCGGTGAAAGTGCCTTTAGTCAAGGCGAAGCTGACGAAGGTAAACCGGTCGCGGAACCGGACTCGACAGACGAAGACCCGACCGAAGACGAACTAGCCAGGTATGACATGAGCGTACAAAAACGCATCAAGTCTGCGCACGCTAAAGCCAATGCCGAACGTCGTGCCAAAGAGTTGGCGCAGCAAGAAGCTAAAGCCGCAATCGACTTTGCGAAGATGATGAAAGAGCGTTTGGCGCAAGAGCGAGAACAGCGCTTGCAATATACGCGGGCTGCGGTGTCTTCTGGTCGAGCCAGCCTTGAGAATGAGACCAAGATTCTCACGCAAGAGATTCGCGAAGCCAACGAGAGTGGCGATCTCGACAAGCAGATTTTGTTACAGACAAAATTAAATACTGTAGTGCAACAACTCAACGGTCTACCAAATGCGGAAACGCTTGACCGGGATATTGAGACTGCGCGCAATCAACCTTTGCCCGAGCTTGCGCCTGCACAGAGCATAGACCCAGAAGCCGACGCCCACACGCAAAAGTGGATCGCTGAAAACGAATGGTTCAGTAAAGACGCACAGCTTCGCCAGACGGCTATTCAAGCAGAAGACCTGCTCGTGACCCAATACGGCATGGCGCGCGGCGGTAAAGATACTCTTGATCGCATTTCGGCCATGGTTCGCGCTGCGTTCCCTGATAAAGTAGGAGCCGCACCTATGACAGTCAGTCCTCCACCACCCCCTGCCGCACCTCCGCCACCTAAGGCACCTGCGAAGTCAGCTTCGACTATGCCTGTCATGCGGACTGCGCCAAACGGTAAGAAAGTTATCCGTTTGACGCCTGCACAAATCAACTTGGCGCATGAGTTAGGTATCACACCTGAAGCCTATGCAGCCGAATACGCAAAAACTCTTTAATAAGGAAAGTCCATATGACCCGCAAAAAGAGCCTAGATGAACTTTTGGCAGAAGAAAATGACGCATTGGCACTTGACAATGTTGGCGAAGTAGAAGATGACGACGATAGTTATCTTCTATCCCGCGATGCCACTACCCGCGATGCCGAAGAAGAATACATTTACACCCCTCAGGCGCATCTCCCTGAGATCAAGGTTGAGGACGGTTACGTCGCTCGCTGGGTAAGGTCTTCCATCTTTGGGACACAGGATGCTGCTAACGTATCATCTATGCTTCGTGAAGGTTGGGAACCGCTTGACGCTTCCGACAGTCAGTACCGTGATCTAGCCCGCCAATGTGGGTTGCATGGACGGAACGACAGCACTTCAAATCTCATCGAACTAGGCGGTCTTATCGCCTGTAAGATGCCGAGAGCTAAAGCTGAAGCCCGAGCCCGCTATTACGACCAGCAAGCACGCAACAAGATTCGCGCCGAAGACGCACGTATGCGGGGTGAGAGCAACTCGAAGATGCCATTGGCAGTCGAGGAGCGCAAGTTTCGAACTTCAACTTCTATGGATGGGTGATAGGCACCCATCTTTTGATGGAGCACTATCATGGCTTTGACCGCCGCACCATACGGGCTCATCCCCGTCAAACAGGCCAACGATGCCCCAAGCGCTGGCGTACAGCGTGAGTTCCCAATTGCATCCGGCGCTGCCGGTATGTTCAAGGGTACTCCCGTTCGCGTCAACGCTGGCAACTTGGTTCCAGTATCCAGCGCCACTTTCGGTTCTTCGAAAGCTGACTTGTATGTCGGCGTGTTCCAAGGTTGTTCCTACGTGGACGCCTCGGGCAACCGTCAATATGCAGACTCTTGGCCAAACGGCTTGGCAGTAACCGGCGCAGTTGGTTATGTGGCCCACGACCCTGAAACTTTGTTCCGGGTTCAGGCTTCGACCGCCAGCTTCAACGCGGTTGCCGCTGTCGGCACCAGCTACGGCTTGCTGAACTTCGGTTCAGGTAACACTGCAACTGGTCGTTCAACTGCTGCTCTCGACATTGCTTCGGGTGCCGCAACGACCAACCCGCTTAAGGTTGTTGATATTGCTACCTTGCCCGACAACACCAACGCATCCGGTTTTGTGGACGTTCTCGTTCGCATCAACCAAGGTTGCCACATCTTTGAACGCGCATAGGGAGTATTGATCAATGGCTTTTTCACGCGCCGACCAACAGAAACAACTTGTACCCGGACTGAACGTACTGTTCGGTGCTGACTACAAGACCTATGCTCCAGAGCATCAGCAGTTTTACGAAACCTCGACTTCGAAGAAAGCCTTCGAAGAAGACGTGAAACTGGTGCTCTTGGGCAACGCCGAATTGAAGCAAGAAGGTGCCGCCGTCAGCTATGACGATGCCGCAGGCGAAGCCTTCACTGCTCGCTACGATCACGTCACGATCGCCATGGGCTTCCGTATCACGGAAGAAGCTCTCGAAGACAACTTGTATGTCTCGATGGCCCAACGCATGACGAAAGCTATGGCGCGTTCGATGGCGAACACCAAGCAAATTCGCGCTATGGACCCAATCAACCGCGGCTTCACCAGCTTCAACGGCGGCGACGGTGTGACTTTGTTCAACACCGCTCACCCAACCGCATCTGGTGCGACCAATGCAAACCGCCCAACCACTCCTGTTGACTTGAACGAAACGGCTCTCGAAGCTGCTGCCATTCAAATCGCTGGCTGGGTTGACGAACGTGGTTTGCTTATCCAAGCCGTCGGCAAGCAACTGATTGTGCCGACCGCACTTCAGTTCACCGCCAAGCGCGTCCTTGGTTCTGATCTCCGCGTCAGCACTGCTGACAACGACATCAACGCCATCAAGGCGATGGGCACCTACGGTCAAGACTTCCGTATCAACCACTTCTTGACCGACCCAAATGCTTGGTTCGTAAAGACCGACGTTCCAAACAGCTTGCGTCATTTTGAACGTGTTGCCTTGAAGACCGCCAGTGAGGGCGATTTTGACACAGGCAACTTCAAATTTAAATGTCGCACCAGATATTCGTTTGGAGTTAGCGATCCGTTGGGTGTTTGGGGTTCTCCGGGTTCCACCTAAAAACCTCAACCAAAACAAAGAAAAGGCCTCGGAAACGGGGCCTTTTTATTTTGCCTATTGACGTTAGGTGGGTTTACGATTAAATTAGTTTTGTATTTAAAATAAGGAAAACCCCGTGGTCTCGTGCATCTATAAAATCATTAATCTGGCAAACCGTAAATTCTATATCGGTAGCACAAAGTACTCTAAAGATAGGTTCCGTCAGCACCGAAAATTACTGCGGAACAATCGCCACCATTGTAAGCACCTACAAGCCTCTTGGAATAAACATGGCGAGGACGCATTTGTTTTTGAGATAGTGGAGCGGTTAGAACCACATTTACTGGAAGCACGAGAAGACGAATTACTCAAGCAGTGGTACGGAGATAGACGCCTCTACAACACGGGTTCCTCCGCTCGCGCGCCGTTTCGCGGTGTCTATGGAGCTAAGCATCCGCAATTCGGTTTGCCAAAGAGTGAGCAACATCGCGCCGATATATCTCGGACTCTTAAAGAGTTTTACGCTGAAGATTATTTTAATCATCCACGCGTAGGTAAAAAGCACAGCGAAGAATCGAAAGAAAAAATGCGGCGCAACGCTGCTTCGTTTAAAGGGGAGAACCACTACCGCTATGGTCAAACCGTATCTGAAGAAGTCCGCAAAAAGATTGGCGATACCCAACGTGGCGTAAAGAAAGGTCCGCGAACACTTACGCCTGAAGGGTACCGGAAGATATGCGACGCCGCGGCTAAACGCCGTGGACTACCAGGTACGCCAATGTCGGCAGAACTACGGGAGAAGCTAAGTAAGCGCGTGCGTGTCGTCGGCCCGGAGTTCAATCAAATCTTCCATAGCGTCACCGCAGCCTCCGAGCATTTGAAGGTTCCGTCGTCTGCGATATTTCCACACTTGAGTAAAGATTCATGCCACTGGCGCGGCAAGTTGAAAGGTTGGTTTTTCTCCTATGATCTTTCTGAAGAAAAAGCCCTTGAAATGTGCGATCCACTGTGGCAGGATCAGAAGATACTAGCCTGCAAAAATCGGCCAGATAAGAAGCGGTGCGGGCGAAAGCCTCTTGACGCTCTTACCCTTTTGTGCGTATAGGAAGTAAAGTAATTCTACTTGCTTTTACACGCTTTTGCAGGAGCCTTCCATGGCCGCAACTAACTTCTCCGGTCCTATCATCGACCACGACGGCGACACTGCACTGCCAGGTAACTTGGTTGCTGTTCAGAAAACTGTTCCTGTTACCATTGTTGACGGTGCTGCTGCCGGCACCTTCCGCCTCCCTGCGGGCGCTTTTGTCCAGCACCTCTGGGCTGAAACACCTGTCGTAATCCCCGGCACTCCGACCAACACCAACTTGCGTCTTGGTTCTGCGGCTAACGGCAACCAATACGTCGCTGACGTAGACGTCAAAGCAGCGGGCGTCATCGCGACTACCCTGACCTTGGCAGGTCGTCGCGCTTCTGGTGTTGTCCACTTCACCGTAGCGTCTTCGGGCGGTACGGCTGCGTCGCAAGACGGGACGGTAAATCTTATTGTCGCTTACGCATACCCTGCGTAAGTTGACTAGCCCGCAGTAAATCGAAGCAGGCCGTAGATCAACATGGTCTGCGGCCTTTCTTTTAGGAGCCACCCATGGCTGATGCCAGAATTACACGCGACGAACGGTCTTTAGTCGAAACTCTCGGTGTACCGGGCTTAGCTCGCCAACTTACCGCGGGGGCTGTCAGCGCAAATACCCCGTTGACGGTCGGTTGTAACCGTGTTTCGCTTTTAGCGGTAGGCGCAGACATTCGGTATGCGGTAGGGTCCGCTACCCAAATCGCGAGCGCTACGTCGCATTTGCTTCTAGCAAACACCCGCCTTGATATTGCGCTACCGTTGACTGCAAACATAGCAGTACAGCGCGCTGGTGGAACAGACGGCACCTTGCACGTCACCGAATGGCTACAGGCACAGTAATGACCGCGCGGCGCATTACGCTTTCTGAAGCAGAACTCGAAGCCATGATGGAGCGCGCGGCTAAGTCGGGCGCACATGAAGCCCTGTCAGAACTTGGACTGTTCGATATTGACGATCGACCAGCCGCAGCACGTGACATAAAAGATTTACGTGATATACTTAAGATATTCAGAGACATTCAAACCGACGCCGTAAAGGGGTTGTTTGCTTGGCTCGGTAGAGGGGTTATCACCGTGATAATTTTTGGCGCAGTTGTCTGGATGGCTCGCGGCGGGATTGTAATCGAGGCACCAAAATGACAGAGGTTACAACAAAGCCCCGCTGGGTCTGGCGTCGCGTATTAACCTACTTCGGCTTCACGGCTCTGTTAGCCATCGCTGCCGTCGGAGTGTTCCGTACTCCTGATCCTCAGTGGGTGGCTATCGCGGCTATCATTAGTGCCTGGCTCATGCACACAGTATATGTGACGTCGGCAACCTTTGAAGACTTCACTCGTTTGACGCGCGCAGCGGCAGAAGGTATTCAGGCCGCACGAGGAGATGGCTGATGACTGACATCAAACGAATCGGTAAAGCAGGTCTTGACCTTATCAAAGAATTTGAAGGTCTGAAGCTACGCGCGTATCTGTGCCCTGCAAAAGTGTGGACTATCGGCTACGGCTCGACAGGTCCGCACGTCACTGCCGGAAAAGTCATCACGAACGCTGAAGCAGAAGACTTGCTCAAGGAAGACTTGGCTCGATTTGAACGCGCTGTCACGGGTTTTGTTACCGTCCCGCTTACCCAGAACCAGTACGACGCTCTGGTATCGTTTGCGTTCAATGTCGGCATCTCGGCCTTGGAACGTTCCACCTTGCTGAGGCGCGTAAACGCCAAGCGGTTCGACGACGTACCCGCGGAGTTTCTTAAATGGAACCGCGCGGGAGGCCGTCCTCTTGCGGGCCTGACACGCCGTCGGGCTGCTGAAGCCGCGTTGTTCAAGTCATGAACAAATATCTAATCGTCGCGATCGCTATACTCACAGGCGTATCATCTGCCCTTGGCTGGTTCTTATATAACCAAATCCAAGAAAACGGTATGTTGAGTAAAGAACTCCAAGATATGGCTGGTGAGTTAGAAGCGCAAAGACTGGCGGCTAAGCTCGACCAACAAGAAGCGCGTGACAATTACGAAGCCTCCAGTCGATCTTGCCAAAACGCTATTAGGTCTGCGGTGGAAGCCGTGCGCCTTAAACCAATCGAGGTTCCACGATATGTTGAGAATGGCGATCCTAATCCCTTGTGCCCTGCTATCAGCTTGCGCGACGCCCAAAATTCTGGAGTTGGACCGTTCGTGCCCACCGGCCCTGACAGCAAAGATTGAGCCCGAACCTGTAGCTCCTGCGGATGCGCTTATGAACGAAGTGGCTACGGTGTTCATAGCCTCCGAGTTGATACCGTATATGCGCCGGAACATCGAACGACTTGATCAAGGTCGTGCGTGGTGTCTTAAAAAATGATCCGCTCTGTTGATCCGGTTGAAGACGCCAAGGATGACCTTGACGCGCTTAAGCCATTTGCGACAGACCGTCAGCGTGAATATATCGACGCTATTCTGACCTATGGCGGGATGAAAGCGGCAAGCAAAGTCCTCGGCGTTTCGCATACAACAATCAGTAAAGCCATCAAAGCCACCCGAATTAAAGCCGCCATGCAGGGCCACTCGCCCAAGCATGACATGGTTCATGACGTTCCAAATCCGTTTATCGTCAAGGGCGTCTCGACCTATTATAATCGCGATGGTGTAGCGGCTGGGCAGTGGGTTAAGTCCACCTTAGACCAATCCGCCTATCAAGCCGCATTGCAGGCGATGGCTGACGGTATATCGGCAGGTATCACGCCGCGGGCTACGATACCAAAACCGACAGAGGTAGATACTGATCTACTTACGATTTATCCATTAGGAGACCCCCACTCGGGTCTTTACTCGTGGATCAAGGAGACGGGTCACACGTTCGATCTAGCCGAGTATGAGCGTATCAATACGCTCGCTATCGACGCGATCATGTTGGGTTCTCCTAAGAGTGACACTGCTTTGTATATCGACCTTGGTGATACCGTTCACGCGCATGACGATAAGAAGCGAACGCCAGGATCAGGGCACTATCTTGATGTCTCGGGCCGTATCTGTGAAGCCATCGAAAGCTCCTTCAAACTTAAAACCTATCATATCGACAGATTATTAGAGCATCATAACAATGTGATCTTCAGGCTTAACCGCGGCAATCACGATCCCGTTACAGCCGTCGCAATCTCGGGTATGGTTCGTGAGCGTTACAGGCTTAACCCACGCGTCACTGTCGTTGATCCATACAACCCGTACTGGTATTACGAGTTTGGTAAAGTCATGATCGCCACTGCCCATGGCGATGGGGCGAAGGCTCCTCAGATGGGTCCGGTCATGGCAAACGATCAAGCCGAGATGTGGGGGCGGACTAAACATCGCTACTGTTTCTTGGGCCACGTTCACCACTGGAAGGGTGAGAATTTCCCCGGCGTCACGGTAGAATACTTCGGAACCTTAGCTGCACCAGACTTCTACAGCCACCATGCTGGGTACAGATCGACGCGAGAAATTAAGTCGATTACGCTCCATAGAGAACACGGCAGATGGGGCAGCGTAGAACGGAACGTTTCTGCATTTGCGTAACTTATCAGGTAGTCATAGTCACGGTATGAACCTATGATAAAATATGAAAACCACCTATCTGCATTTGCGTGATTACCTCAGACGGTAAAATTTGCAGGTAGAGCCGGTATAAAGCCCCCTGTTTATCGCGAACAGTAAGATTTATGGACAAATCATTTCTGCATTTGCGTAATTCCAACTATAGCTTTATCTGCGTGGCTGGTGTAGTAGGGACTTGACAAACTAAATCGGGAGATTCCCATGCCTATGAACCGTGCATCCATGAACAAGCAAATGACCAAATCCCCTATGCCAGCTAAAGGCAAAAAGGGTAAAGCAGCTATGCCTGCTCCGATGAAAATGAAAAAGGGTGGCAAGGTCTGCTAGGCATGGATAAGTATCGTCGGTTCAAGCGCGCAGAAATGCTGATACCCGGTCTTGCGATCAAGCACGAGCTTGCTCAACGAGACCGAGATATGCTTGAGCAGAGAACTGGCGAAGTGTCCGACCCTTATCTTAGACGGAAGCAGATGTTAGAGTCTGCTTACCAAGAGATTGCAGGAACTAAAGGTCTGGCCCGCATGGCTCGGGCAGACCACAAGTACAAAACTGGCACGCACCGTTTGCGTCTGCTAGAACGTAAACTCTAAGGAGACCGCTGTGTCTAAAACCGACGCTTGGGAAAACGCCCTACTTCTGTTGTTGTTCAATAACACCAACGCCGCAAACATTGGCGATGCGACAGGCTTGCGCGGTTCTTCGACTGCCGGCACCTTGTTCTTTTCGCTGCATACAGCAGACCCTGGTGAAGCAGGAAACCAGACCACGAACGAGGTTTCTTACGGAAGCTATGCCCGTGTGTCAATCAACCGCGCTTCAGGCGCAGGCGGCTTTACTGTAACGGGCGCTAGTGTTTCTCCAACCACGCAACCTGTCAACTTCGCGGCTTGTACCAGTGGCTCTGCAACCGCTACTCACTTTGGTATCGGCACTGCTTCGAGCGGTACGGGAGTGCTGTTGTACAAAGGTGCGCTAAGCGCTTCTATCGCTATTTCCTCTGGCGTTACGCCCCAAGCGCAGACCGTTACCGTTACGGAAGACTAATCCATGACGGTTCTCGTCGATCTCGTTCAGCAAACTACGGCCACTACGGGCACTGGCACCATCACACTTGGCGCGGCGGTAACGGGCTTCCGCACGGTTGCGGGGGCTGGGATTGCTGATGGCGTTGTCGTGTCCTATGCCATTCAAGACGGTACTAATCGCGAGACCGGAACGGGCACGGTCGGCAGCTCTGGCACGACCCTGACGCGAACGCTTCTGGCCTCTAGCACGGGTTCGCTCTTGAACCTTAGCGGCTCGGCTGTGGTTGGGATCGCGCCTAATGCAGTGGACTTTGTTTTCACAGGCAAACAAACGATCTTCATCCCAGCCTCGGCAATGCTTCCGCGCATCACCAATGGGCCAAGCCTTGGTTCGCTGGAGACCGCCACCAATCGCGTCAACGTCTCAACGCTGGACTTCGATCCAACCACACAAGAGTTCGCGCAGTTCCAGATCGCCATGCCTAAGTCATGGGATGAAGGCACGGTGACTTACGAGGTTATTTGGTATCATCCAGCTACGACGACTAACTTCGGCGTGGTTTGGTCTCTAGCAGGCGTTGCCCTGTCAGACACCAATGCTCTGGACACGGCTTTTGGAACAGCGGTTCAGGTCACTGATGCCGGCGGCACGACAAATGCGGTCTATGACAGCCCCGAAAGCGGCGCGGTTACGATTGGCAACACGCCTGCCGAGAACGACTATGTGATATTCCAGATTGCGCGTGTTCCGGCTGACGGCTCTGACACAATGGCTGTCGATGCACGGTTGTTGGGTATTCGTCTATTCTACACGACTAACGCAGGGAATGACGCCTGATGTTGCGGGTCAATAACCTTAATGGTTTTGGGGCGCGGCGCCTGCCAATCATTAACTATCTGCTTGTCGGCGGCGGTGGTGGTGGCGGCGGTTTCGGCGGCGGCGGTGCTGGTGGGCAGGTTCAGACTGGAACCGTAACCCTAACAGCCGGACAAGTACTTACTATTGAAATAGGTACGGGTGGTAACGGCGGATCGTCCTCGCGTACATCTGGGACAGCAGGCGGTGTAACAACCGCGACTGGTCTACCTTCCGCGCTAGGTGGAACGGGCGGCGGCGGGCTTGATATTAACGGCTTCAACGCGAACGGGACAACGACCGCCAACGGTTCTGGTGCGGGTCTTTATGGCGGCGCGACGGGCGGTAGCGGTGCGGCTGGCGGCTTTGCTGGCGGCGGCTCCCCAAGCAATGGCGCTGGCGGCGGCGCTGGTGCGGGTGGCGCAGGGTCCAATGGCGGAGCGGGGGTTTCGGGTGCTGGCGGCGCAGGCATCGACTCGCCAATCTCTGGCACCTTAACAAATTACGGCGCAGGCGGTGGTGGCGGCGGCAACGGGGATACCGCTGACCTGATCACGGCAGGCGCGGCTGGTGGCTCATCTGGGGGCGCAGGACAACAAGCTGCCGCAGGGGGTAACGCCCCGGCAAACCGAGGCGGCGGTGGCGGCGGAAGCGGTCAAGATGCGTCGTTAAACAACTTTGCGGGCGGAAACGGCGGTAGCGGTGTGACGATTTTCACCTACCCAACTGGCTCAATGACCGCGACGGGCGGCACAATCACCACGAGCGGCGGTAATACTATCCACGCATTTACGTCAAACGGCACCTTCACGAGGACGGCGTGACCCAACTACAAGAATACGCACTGATCCAAAACAACCAGATCATCCGCACCGAGTGGTTCAAGCGGCCTAGCCTTGTGCCTGCCGGTGACTGGTGCGTGGTTGGTGAGGTCACGCCTGACTTTGATCCTGCGACGCACCAACTCGGCAGCAAAACCTTGCAGGTGCTGGAAGACGATACAGTGGCCTATGTATGGTCTGTCGTTGAATTGCCGCCTCCGCAAGTGCCAGATCAAATCCAAATGTGGCAGGCTCGTGCAATCCTGTTTCGGTCTGGCTTACTCGGCCAAGTCGAGCAGGCGGTAAAGGCGGCAACCAATCCCGAAATCGAAATTGCGTGGGAATATGCGCCAAACGTGGTGCGGCAGTCTGCTTTCGTCTCGGCAATGGCTGCGGCCATCAATCTCGACAACGCAACAATCGACAACCTGTTTATCGAGGGGGCTAAGATCAGATAATGGCTGACATCATCGCTGAAAAAGTTGCGGAGTTCGATGCCGCGCTTCCAGATTGGGAGGTCGCGCGCATCCTCAACGAACCCGACGAGACGCTCCCAGAAATCGTCGAGATCCAGTCGAAACTGATTGGGCCGGGGCTAATCATGGAGACGCTCGGAGCGGACGCAGGGGCGGCTGTGCTCGACGCGCTGGAGGTTCTGGCCCAGAGCATCCCGCGCGTGAAGTGGGCGATGCTCCTCATCAAGGGTGCAGGCGCGGATGCCGGGTCGGAAATGGTGCGCGATCAGATGGACGCACTGGCGACCCAAGGCGTGATTACCGCCGCACAAGCTGACGCGGTAAAGCGGCTTGGCGAAATTCGACGTCAGCCTTCTTGGGCGGAACATAACAATATCGAGGTCACGGCGCGAACCGTTGGCTTGGCGCGAGGAGGTGTATAATGGCAGTCGCAAAATGGGCTTCACCCGGGTCTCGCTCGTCGAACCTCGCTGGCACCGCGCTCAATTCGCTGGCCAACGGCTCGGCATCATCGCTGATCAGTTATGACAACAGCAGCAACCGTGACCTCTACGCGGCGGTGGCCGTCAAGCTTGGGTCGATCACTCCGGGCACGGGCGGCAGCGTCACGCTGCGGGTCTATGCGGGCGACGGGACGGACCTGCCGAACGCGAACGGCGGGGCCTTTGACAGCTACACGGCGGCGTTGGCTTCTGGCGCGTCTGCGAAGGTTGTCACGTTCCCGATGGTGCGGCTCTACCCCTTTCCCTGCCGCTTGCAGATTGTGAACAATGCTGGCGTGTCGTTCGCCGCGAGCGCGAATGAACTGTACGTCCGCACGTATAATGAGGATGTCAGCTAATGCCGCGCGGCGTCTCGCCTGTCGATGAGGCGCGGTTGCAGGGACGGCTCTGGACGCCTGCGCAGGTGCCATTATCGCTGTGGCTGGACGGCACTGACCTATCCACGCTGTCCGCCAGCGGGAACAGCGTCACACAGTGGCGGGACAAAAGCGGATTTGGTAGGAATGCCACTACAAGCGTGCGTGCCCCGGCATTTTTGGGTAATGCCACCAACAACCTTTCAGCCGTAAACTTCACGGCTTCGTCTGCTACGTTACTGGACACGCCCGATTTTAACATTGCTCCTAACCGTCAGTTCTGCTCCTTCGCGGTTGTGTCCGGGGCGGGGCTTCTCGGTGGCTTCACGTTCCCGCGCATTTGGGTAGCCAAGGGTGCCGGGGATGGTTCCGGCACAGGGTCAACATACTCACAAGGATATTTTGGTGCTGGCCCTAATGCTGGAAATGCACTGCAGATTGCAGGTGGGGCTGGCATATCAGCGCCTATCGTCACGGGCCTTGACACCGGCCCGCAATTGCTGACAGGCGCTTTCGGGACGGCGGGCCTCGCGGCAGACGAAAACTCCCTCTCTGCAAATGGTGGAACTCGTGCAACGCTGACAGGTCAATCGGGTGCACTCAGCACCACGGGGATAAGAATTGGGTCAGACGTAAGTTCTTCAAATGTTAGTTCGTGGAACTCGTGGATAGGCGAAATCATCATGACGCTTGCCCTTTCATTCCCGCAAGTTCAGGCCATTGAAGGCTACCTCGCCCATAAGTGGGGCCTGACCGCCAACCTGCCCGCCGCGCACCCGTTCAAGAACCGACCGCCGTTGATCGGAGACTAACATGGCACTCCGTGTCCGCGTTCCAATACTGGCGGCACCCTCTGCTCCAGCACCTCCTACTACGGTCGTCTATTCCGGCGTTGTCGGGGGCGCTCCCATTGGCGTGCTTACTCTTGGTGATCTAGGTATAGCTACAGCGCCCGCAGGCCCCACGGTAGCAATCGCGGGTACTAGTTCGGCGTCTGCTACATCAGGAGCTATCGTTTCTCGGACCGTTACGATTAACGGTACGTCTACCGCGGCGGCGACTTCAGGCGCTAGCGCTTTGGTTAGTGTGAGTATAGCGGGCACCGCTACGGTAACAGCAACACCTGGCGCAATCGTAGCGCGCACGATCTCCATCGCAGGATCGTCTACGGTTTCAGTAACCGCCGCTGCGGTTTCAGCTTTCAGTGTTAATATCGCGGGCACATCTGCCCTAGTAGCTACGGCGGGAGCAATCGTATCCCGTTCTGTAAGTATTGCCGGGACGAGCAGCCTAGTTGCCACGGTTAACAACAACAACCCTGTTGTCGTTATATCGGGTTCTTCGACGGCATCGGCTACTTCAGGGTCTATCGCTTCTGTAAATGTCGCTATCTCGGGCACGTCTACCGCAGTTGCACAAGTCTTTGTCGCACGGTATAAGCCTACGATTACGACTTGGAATGGGACAAAATACGTAGACAAGCCTGTTCAGACATGGAATGGGACTAAGTACGTCGATAAACCTGTCGTGACTTGGACCGGCGCTAAGTACGAGGTGGAGTGAGATGGCTACTAGCGGAACGACAAACTTCTCTGTTGACGTCATCACGGCTCTCGAAGAAGCCTTCGAGCGGGCAGGCCGTACCTTCCGTACAGGTTACGATTACGAGTCTGCGGTTCGCTCTATGAACTTGATGTTCAACGAATGGGCCAATAGAGGTATCAACCTTTGGACGATTGATCAAATCAACATTGATCTCGTCGATACCTACGGCGTCTACGATCTACCGCCTGACACGGTAGATGTGGTCAGCGCAGTCATCACGACGCAAGAGAACGACTATCAGATCGAACGTATGCCCTTTGGGGAGTACGCAAACATCGTTGATAAGAATAAACCGGGTCGGCCAAACAGATATTGGATCGAACGTCTGACGGGTAATAACCTGATCAACCTTCACCCCGTACCAAACGCATCATTCATCCTGAAGCTCTGGCGATTACGACGCATCCAAGATGCAGGTAGTGCCTCGAACACGCTTGATACGCCTTTCCGTTTCAATGAAGCGTTGATCGCAGGCGTCGCGTTACGTGTCGCAGAGAAGAACCCGAACCTCGATACGACACGGCTCCAGCTTTTGAAAGAACGCTATAACGAAGCGATCAATTTGGCTCAAGGTGAAGACCGCGACCGTTCCTCTTTCTATATTCGTCCTAACGCGAGGGCTCGCTGACATGCCTAAGACCCCTGCTTGGACCCGAAAAGCTGGAAAAGACCCGACGGGCGGGCTCAATGCTAAAGGCCGTGCGTCTTATAACAAGGCGAACCCGGGTAAGCCAGGGCTTAAACCGCCACAACCCGAAGGCGGACCGCGCAAGAAGTCGTTTTGCGCCCGCATGTCGGGAGTACCCGGACCAATGAAAGACGATAACGGTGAGCCGACGCGTAAGGCACTAGCCCTCAAGAAGTGGAAATGCTGACATGGGTTTCGCCACTGGAAAACATGCCCTTGGTATATGCGACCGCTGCGGCTTTTCGTTCAAGCTGAACAGCCTGCGGTTCCAGTCCGTTGACGGTAATCTGACAAAGATAAAAGTCTGTTCATCGTGTATGGATGTCGATAACCCGCAGTGGCAGTTGCGTCTGTTAGACCTGACTGATAACGAAGCTCTGCGCGATCCTCGCCCTGATACTGACTAAGGGTCGAGCATGTCGAACGTAACTATTCCTGTCTTACCTGCTTCGCCTCCCGAATATAACGGAGACCAGATCACTCGTAACTTCGACGATATTACGAAGACGATGCAGCAGATCGTAGACGAGATTGACGAGTCTTCCTCTGGCGGCGTTACCGACGGAGATAAAGGCGACATTACGGTCTCCGGTTCAGGCACGACGTGGACAATAGACGCGTCGGCTGTCACTAACGCAAAGCTCGCGAATGTGCCTACTGCGACATTAAAAGGGCGTGCGGCAAGCGGGACAGGCGAGGTTACTGATTTAACAGGTACTCAGGTCACTGCGCTTTTAGATACTTTTACGACGACAGCTAAAGGATTGGTTCCGGCTGCGACAGGCGGAAACACTACGACGGAGTTCGTTCGTAAAGACGGTACGTTTGCCGTACCTTTTACAGAAGCACAGGTGCGCTCGACACCTCTAACTGGATTTGTGGCAGGCACCGACACCGCGATCGTAGCTACAGATACGATACTTCAGTTTGCTAACAAGACCCAAGGCCAGATCAACAGGCGGTCTCGGGTTTGGCGTGACTGGGTAGACGCTCGCGACTATGGCCTCTTGATGGACAATCTTCAGTCCAGTGCCGCAGCAAACACGACTGCGCTACAGAATGCAATCAACACGGGCAAGATCGTTACCATGCCCGATGGCGATTTCTATGCCAATGCCATCACTGTAGACACGCCTTATCAGCAAATTCTCGGGACAGGGAAGACCCGTTGGCGACAGCCCTCGACGTTTAACGGCAATCTTATCACGATCAACTTAGCCGCAGAAGGTGCGAAGTGGCAAGGTATGCGGTTCGACGGCAATCGTGGAGCGGTCACTTATAGTTATAACTCTGGTACGTTCGCGGTGTTTGCCGCAGGGTTTACCGCAGACGATCTTGAACTCAAAGATATTCAGTCAATGGGCATACGGGGGCTGGGTACGTGCCATGATTTCCGCGCGACACGTATTAAACTTGAAAACGTTGGCGACTTTCCGATTTTTGTCCAAGAGATTGGCGGGGTCCAACCTATCAATGGCACTATTCGGGACATTCGTATTAAAGAGTTTGGACTTGCCGGAGGGGGTGGAGGCGTAACTTCGTCTGTAGGTATCGGCGTCCGATCTGCTACGGGAGGGTGGGTCGTCGATGACTTTAAGATTCAGTGTGACAATGCTTACACAAACGACCAGTTAGGCGTAGAGTTCTGGACTAATTCTAATGCCAATACTGTATCAAACGGTCACGTGATCTACCGCGGGGCGGGCACTGGCGAGTTTGGTATCAGCGCGACAGGTCGTAATAACATCGTTAGCAACATACGGGTTGAAGGTACAGACTCTTACGCCTTTGAGATTATGGACCCAGGCTGTGCAGTCAGTACTTGTGTCGCGCGCGATCCACGCGGCGCAGGGTTCGCGATGAACGTAAATACCGCTCACCCTAATAGTGTAGACCAACTAGCCCTTTCGGGCTGTGTCGTAGAAAACGCCAATTCGACAAACCCCTCTTTTGCGGCTTTTGTTATCGACGGGGTATCCGGACCTGTAGCGCGGGGTGTTAGCATCTCTGGCTGCTCGGCATCAGGTTCTGCTACGCTTTTACGCGTAGGTTCACAGGTAGACGGGTTTTCAATCTCGGGCGGCACATGGCATAAAACGGGCGGCACAAATAACTGGATGATTTTGGCAGGGTCTAACGGAACGGTTAGCGGCGCTACGATGACACGCGATGCTTTTTCAGGCACGATACCGAATGGCATCTTGATCGCAGGGTCGAACATATCTATCGGCGGGGAATGCCGTATAAACGGATTCAACGGCGGTACAGCGGCAGTCACTAACATGATCCTAATCAATGCCGGCCTGACTAATATCAAAATCGGGGATATAAATATCACAGGTTCTATAAGTAACTCAGTGTTCTGTAACTCTACCGCTACTTCAATTCTGGTCGCAGGCGGTATGCACGATACTGGCGTGGCCTTACAAGCCAACAACCGCGCTAAAGACGTTTATAACACTACGACAAATACGTTCTTCAACCAGTAACTCTTGCATCTAACCCAACGGCTGTGATACAGCAAACGTTAGCCTAAAGGATCATAGACCGTGACGCGAGCCGAACTCATATCATTCGTGCAAGAGTATCTGGATAACATCAATCCAGATTTCACGGCTATGATGGATACCTTCATCACGACTGCCGAAGACAACATCTCGGAAACAGTCCGTCTCCCTTCAGCTAAGGTAAGCACCGCCTTCAACCTGACCATTGGTCAACCTGTCGTTCCGCCGCCCGCAGGTATCTTGTCGGTCATCTCATGGTCGGTAACTTCTGGCGGGATGCAGACTTTCTTGCGCCCTGTTGAACCAGATTTTATCAGAGCCGCATATCCATCGGCGTCGATCCTTGGCCTTCCGACACGGTATGCTTACGTTGATAACACTCAGTTCTTGATCGGCCCTGCACCTGACACGGCATACACCTGCAATCTTCAGTACGAAGTCCACCCGCCGTCGCTGACTGTAGATACCGCAGGGACATGGCTCTCACAGAACGGTACGTCTGCGCTCAAGTGGGCGACGCTCTACCAAGGTTATCTGTGGATGCAGGGCGATAAAGATACGCTCGCTGAATACGAAAAACAACTTGGAATCGCAGTCGGACAATTGCGCACCTTGGTCGAAGGTCGTAGACGTAGAGATAGCTTCCGCGACGGCGAACCCCGTCTACCATAGGACACGCCAATGCCATCGTCGTACTCTACCAAATACCGCTTGGAGCTTCCCGCTTACGGGGAGAAGATCAACACGTGGGGGCCTATCGTCAACAGCAATGTCGGTACGTTGCTTGAGCAGGCTATTGACGGCTTCCTGTCTATCGCCATGTCTGACGCTAACCTCACACTTAGCACGGTCAATGCCGGCGATGATCAAGCGCGCAACAAGATGCTGCGCTTTACCGGCACGCTTTCTACCACGCGCGAAGTAATCATCCCCGCCACTAGCCGCGTCTACATGATGTGGAACAGCACGACCCAGAGCTTGACCTATAAAACGGCAGGCGGCGCGGGTGTTACTTTCCCGTCAGGCGCAAGAGCTTGGGTGTTCTGTGACGGGACTGACACCTTCGAGCTTGGCACTTACGCGCGCATCACTGGCGGTTCGGTCTCCGGTCTTGCTTCTATCGCCGCGACCGATGTGCTGCGCGGTTCTGTCAACCTAGCAGACTATGCGCAGAACACCATCACCGGAAACTACACCCTTGTTGACACTGATCGCCATCGGTCTATCTACCGGACAGGCGCGTCTGCTTGCGCGCTTACGCTGCCAACAAATGCCACGACCGCTTTCCCTCTCGGCACTACGGTTCTTGTAGCTGTTGACAACGCTGCGTCTGATATGACGGTAGCCCCTGCGGGTGGTGTGACTTTACGCCAAGCAGGTTCAGCTACTTCTGGAACCATTACTCTCACCGCGCGTTCTGCGGTATGGTTGATTAAGGTCGGGACCGACGAATGGTTCTTGATCCCTACACCAAGTGTTGTGGGTGGCGCACTTCTTGCCGCTAATAACCTCTCAGACCTGACAACTGTTGCGACCGCAAGAACCAACCTTGGTCTTACTTCCGCAGCTACGACAGCCATTGGCACGTCAGGCGCTACGATCCCGCTACTAAATGCGGCCAATACCCATACTGATGCCAGAGGTGTCGCTGCGGCTACTACCTCAAACCTTCAGTTTGGTTTCCGTCGCCTCCGTCCTGCCAGTATAACGACAGGCATACCTGATCCAGCCGATAGCGATAGTTGCATTTATGCAACAGATTTTGTGTCACTACCTTCTGCGACTTTTGCGCAAGGTGATTGCCTGCTTATCTACAATAATACGTCTGCCGCGATAACTATCTTCGAAGGTTCTGGCCTGACTTTGCGCCAAGATGGTACGACTAATACCGGGAACAGAACGCTTGCGGCGCGCGGGCGGGCCTCTGTTTTATTTATCAGTGGAACCGAAGCGGTTGTTGGCGGGGCTATCACATGACCGCACACATGATCGCTATGCAGAGCCTCGGTCTCCCGCCTATAGTGGTCGCACTATCGGATACGTCTGTGCTTGCGTTGCGATCAGGGTCGGGGTTTGTGCAGACCGCAGAGATCACCGCGACCGCAAGCGGCGGTAATGGCGGGCCATATACGTACTCTTGGTCGCGTGTATCAGGGGATGTTGAAATCACCGCTCAAAGCCCGAGCCTCGCGACGACACGGTTCCAAGCTACGGTTGGTACGTCAAGTACCTTTAACGCAGATTTTAAGTGTACGGCCAGTGATGGCGCGCGGTCAGGTGACTCTGACCTATGCGGCGTAACTATTCAGGAACTCTCATAATGGGCCAGATAACTCCTGGCAAAGCAGAGGTTGTTCCTGTCGAGATCGCGTCAGGCTTTATCTCTGATACGACCCAATACGCTGCTGGCGGGCGTTGGTGGGACGGCGACGGCGTGCGCTTTCGCAAAGGTTATCCAGAAAAGATAGGTGGCTGGACGCGCCTGCTACCTGCTTCTTGGTTAGGTGTATGCAGAAACTTGTTCGCATGGGCAGACCTGACAACCCAGAAACGTATTGCCCTTGGCACAACGTTACGAGCACTTGTTTATAATTCGTTTGATCTTAGCCTGATCGACGTCACGCCAAATGCCAGTACGACGACATTAGGTACAAACCCTCTCGCCGCGACGAACGGTTCACCTGTCGTGACTGTCACCCATACCGCTCATGGTATGACGACAGGCCGCTATGTCCGCTTATCCGGCGCGACGACTTTCGCGGGTTTGACTGTCGGCGTATTGGCTGGCGAGTTTATTATCACGGTATTGAACGCCAATACCTATACGATTACAGTTTCGGCCAATGCGACTTCTACCGCCAGTGGTGGCGGAGGATCGGTTGTTGCGTCTTACATTCTCCAGCCGTTTGATATTGCGGCTGGATGGGGCACGGGGGCCTATGGCGAAGCGGGCTGGGGTGCGTCCGCTTCGCTATCGCTTGCTACGGCAGAGCCGCCTATGTGGTCGTTCGATAACTGGGGCGAAGACCTACTGCTTAATACTCGCGGTCTAGGTATCTATTATTACGACGTAACCACACCGACGGTTCCCGCGGTAAACATCACGTCACTTGCGGGCTCGACAGACGCACCTGCCGCAGCTATTCAAGTCTTGGTAGATGCAGAACTACGATTTGCCATAGCTTTTGGTGCGTCCCCTATCGGGTCTTCTGTACGTGATCCAATGTTTATTCGTTGGGCAGATCGGGGCTCTATCACAAACTGGTCGGTAGGTACTACCTCCACAGCAGGTGGTTTCCGTCTTGCTTCGGGCTCTCGTATCATTCGTGCGATCAAGACACGCCGCGAGATCATGGTGTTTACTGACGCCACTTTGTACAGCATTCAAGCGGTCGGCGGTTCTTCGATCTTCAAGCCAACTGTGGCGTCTCAAGAGGTCAGCATCCTTGGCCCGAACGCGACAACGGTAGACCATGCTGATTCCATTTACTGGATGGGGCGCGGTAACTTCTATCGGTATGATGGGCGGGTTACAACACTCGCGTGTGATATTACAGATCGCGTGTTCGACGACATAAACTATAATTCCGGAAACAACATTACCTGTGGACATAACCCGCAGTTCGATGAAATCTGGTGGATGTATCCGTCCGCCAACTCTGTCGAGAATGATAGGTATGTCGTTTATAACTATGCAGAAAACTCTTGGGTAAGCGGTACGGTCCTTACGCGAAGCGCATGGCTGTCCACGCCTTTGTATGATTACCCCGTTACGGCGGGCGCTAATGGCGTGTATCTTCAAGAAGATGGTTACGACAATCTTGACACGGGTTCTGCCGCTCCGATCACCAGCTATATCTATTCTGCTCCAACAGAAGTAGATGACGGCAATTATGTGCTGCGAGTCGACAAGGTGTATCCAGACTTATCGTTTGGCCGAACCTCTCCAGCGGTGACACCTATCTTGTCGTACAGTATCACGGGTTCTGATTGGCCGGGATCAACCAGTATCCAAGATCAATTGCGCACAAGTGTCGCAGGTGTCCAGACCGCAGACACTCGACCCTTCACAGATAAACTTGACTTGCGTGTGCGCGGTCGTAAGTTTGGCATCAGAGTATATAACTCGCAACTCGGCGTGTTCTGGCGTATGGGTCGGCAACGTGTCCGCGTTAAGATTGATGGCAAGCGCTGATTGACCTAAGTGCCGTAATGCCGTAGTAATCGACATCTTCGGAGACAACCATGGCGTATGCTCTAGCCGGTGCGGCTGAACACCTAGCTTCTAAAGGCCGTAACGGCGACACGATGTTGGTTCACATGAACCCGATTGAAGTCGCATGGCTGAACGAACAAACGCCAGGGGGTCTCACGACTAACCCTGATACCGGCCAACCAGAAGCATTTGCTTTCTTGTTGCCATTGCTTGCAGGTGCCGTAGGCCCTTCGCTTATGGGTGCTGCGGGCCTAACAGGTCTCGGCGCTTTGGCAGGTACGGCAGGCTTAACCGCCCTCACTGACTATGCCGTCAACAAAGACCCGAAGCGTGCGCTTGGTTCGGGCCTCTTGTCGTTTGGCTTGGGTGGTCTCGGTAATGCGTTCAAAGGAACTGCGGGCGCAGCGTCTACGGTTGCTAAAGGTGCAGACGGTATTAAGATTGCAGGCGGCACGATCGCCACTCCGGGGCTGCTTGCTGCGCCTAAAGCAGGCGGTCTGCTGTCTGGACTTGGTACGGTAGGCCAAGCCATTCAGAACCCTTCTGTAGCTATGCAAGCCCTCAAAGCTAACCCAATGTCCATCGCCGCACCACTCGCAGCAGGTGCGGCTCTCAGCGTACCACAGCAAATGCCTTATCGTGGACCAGAAGAAGACGATAAGTACGGGGGTGATTATGCACGTGAACGATTCCCTGGACCCCGCACTCGTAACCAATACACCGGAGACATTGGACGATATGGCGTTGACAGCGGAGAGTTCAACTACTTCACCCCCAATAACGACCGCATGGCATCACCCCCAATTCTCGGACCCGCGGGTCTCGGCGCGTATGGCATGGCAAATGGCGGAGCAGTGCTCGGGGAAGGCGACGGAGTATCCGACAGCATTCCCGCCATCGGCCCCGGTGATCGACCCATACAGCTTAGTGACGGCGAGTACGTTATTCCGGCAGATGTAGTGTCTATGCTCGGCAAAGGCTCGACCAATGGCGGTATCCGCTATCTGGATGCGATGATTGCCAAGACCCGTGACAACCCGCCTCGCCAAGAAAAAGGTAAACCGCCTCGTCGTATGGCGGCGTAACCTTGTTCTCGCTTGTTCCGGTTGAATATGTCGATCACTTAGAGCCTAGACTCTATCCAGAATTAGAGCGTGCGGCAGAGCAATCCTTTGGCCGATACACGGCGGATGACATATTTGATCTGGTTCGGTCAGGTGAATGGCAGTTATGGATAGCTTTTGATAAAGATGTCTTCAGGCCAGACCTTGCTTTTGTCACAGCAATCGTGCAATATCCACGCACCCGTGCCCTCCAAGTCATTGCCTGCGCCGGGAGCAGGTTCTTTAAGCACTTTCCTGATGTCGATGCTGTGTTTAGACAATACGCACGAGATCAGGGATGCACCATCTTCGAGACCTATGGTCGCCAAGGTTGGGGCAAAGTGTTGAAACGGTATGGCGACGCATACACGTCGTCAATGATCGAAGGGTTTATCTAATGTCCAGCCCCAAGCAGCCATCAGTCCAGAAGCAGGAAGTCACGCAGACTAACTTGCCTGAGTATCTTGAGCCGTTTGTAACGCGCATTGCAGGTCGTGCTGAAGAAGCATCGAACCGCCCGTATGAGGCTTACGGCAACCCACGTATTTCTGACTTCAACGCTGATCAGACCGCAGCCTTTGGCGCGACCCGTGGATTGGCAGGCACGTATCAGCCGCAGATGAACATGGCTGCGAACACGATCAACAGTGCTGCGCAGAACGTCCAAGGCGGTTTGGCTAACGTAAACCCTATCGCGTATAATGCTCCACGCACGTTCGGTAACGAGCAAGCACAGCAATACATGAACCCGTTTATCCAAGGCGTTATGGATCGTACACGGTCAAGCGCTTTGCAGACGCTACAAGAACAGCGCGCACGGGCTAATGCTGATCTAGCAAACTCTGCACCATTTGGCAGCTATGGCGACATTGTGAACAAGTCGATCTTGGAACGTGACTTCGGTAATCGTGTTGCAGACCAAGACGCACAGTTGCTGATGCAGGGCTACGGCAATGCGCAGCAACAGTTCAATGCTGATCGTGGCTTCGGCCAAGGTCAGGATGAAGCCACGAACCGCACGATGTTCGAGCGCGCAAACCTTGGTCTTCGCGGCGCAGAACTGATGGGCACGCTTGGCGGTCAACAGGCGCAGATGGCTTCGCAGCAACGCGGTCTTGCATCTGCTGACATTGACGCAATGCAGAAGATTGGCTTGCAGCAACAGCAGCAGAAACAGTCGTCGCTTGATCTGGCCTACCAAGACTTTATCAACCAGCGCGACTATGGCGACAACCGCTTGCAGTTCATGTCGAACATCATCCGCGGTCTACCGTCTCAGATGGGTAGCGATACGACGACGTATGCGCCGCCTGCCAATCCTTATTCGCAATTGCTCGGCCTTGGTACATCTGCCTTGGGTCTAGCTAAATCGTTCGGTGTCGGCCAATGAACCTAATCCAGCTTCAAGACCGCATGAAGGGTTTGCCCGATACTGCGTTGCAGACGGCTGCGAATATGCCAGGTGAACACCAGTTCTTGGCTGTAGCTGAACTTGCAGAACGTCAGCGTATCCGCAGTGCCTATGCTAATCAGGCACAACAAGCGCAGCCCACTGTTGCCCAACGTATCATGGGCGGTAATCCAGTTGCTCCTGTCGAGAGCCCACGTGCTGATATTGGCGGTCTAGCTGCGGCTTCTAATCGTGGTGATATGCAGCCCGCGTTGAAGATGGCGCAAGGTGGCGCAGTACCTTCGCCTTATTATATGGCAACAGCAGGTCCAATTCCTTCGGCAGATGATCCTCCGCAGGAGACAGATGTTGTTGAGGTAAAAGCGCCGAAGCAATTGTCGCTTCCTTCCAACAACATCTTTAATATGATGGCGGGCCTTGGCGCGTTTCGGAATAGTGGCGGCTACTTTGCCCCAATGCGTGATCAGTACGACGAGCGTATGGATATGTATAAGCAAGGGGTAGAGCAGAACCTTCAAGCCAATCCCTACGCCGCCATGATCGCCGCGCAAGATCAAGATCGCGCACGTAATGCAGAGATGGCCAAGCGTGACAACTGGTTGGCTCTGGCACAGGCCGGCCTCGGTATGGCGGCAGGTAATAGCTCTGACTTCTTGACCAACGTGGCGGCAGGTGGACAACAAGGTCTTGCAGCCTTGCGCCAAGGTATGACTGAAGCCGAGAAGCGCCAAGCTGCGTTGCAACAACGCGGTGATCTACTTCAAGCCGCAGGTTCTACGATCGAAGGAAACAATGCAGCCGCTATGCGGGGTTTGTATGGGGCGGGGTTCACCTCTGGAACCGCCATGGATCGCGACATTTATACGCAAGCGGGCGGCGCGCTACGGGAAGAACTTACGCGCGAAGCGAACATTGCGGAAGCCGCTCGCGAACGCGTGTTCCGGGGTAATGAAAGTGCGGCGGAGCGCACGACTCGCATCCGCATTGCACAGTTGAATGAAGACGGGGCTAATTCTCGGGCCGGCACCGAAGCGGCGCTGCGTAGACAAGGTCTAGACGATGCAAGAGTATCTAGCTTCTTGGGTCAGCGTGACAATACTATCAGCGACATCAACGCTAAATATAAGTTGAGTGACCCTGCCACCCTCGCGTCGGCGGACTATCCCCGCATTCTAGCTGCGGCCCGTAAAGAATTTGTTACACGCACTCTTGCCGTGGCCAAGGGGATGGGTGTTAATGCGGACATTGTTAAGGATAACCCTTTTGGTACAGGGTTCACGGGTGGTAATAGTCCCGCAGGTAAAAACAGGGGTGCCCCTACCCAAACACGCAATGATGGTGTTATCAGAGACTAATAACAGGGTACCTCCGTGGCCGAAAAAGACCCATACGATCCTTCGAACTACGAGTATATGTGGCAGCTTCCTCCGCCGCCAACCAAACCCGTGCGCGAAAAGAACTGGTTTGATAAATCTGTAGAGGGTGTAACAGATTTTGTTCCGGCGCTAGGGCTAGGTGCCTTCAGAGCGGTAACACGCGAGACTCCTGCGACGGCTGCGGTTGGAGCAGGCGCAGTCGTACGCGGGGTGGCAGAAGGTTCCGACAACCCGCTCCGTGGGTTACTGGCGCTATCCGGCGCGGATAAATACCTATCCACAACTAACCCTGTCCTCGGCTTAGCCGCCGATCTCGGTACGCGGTTTGTTGATCAAAACATTCAAGACCCTTTATCTGAACAAGCTAAAGGCGGTTTACGTGACTTTGCGAATCGCCAGTTTGTCAATGCTGAAATTGGTCGCCGCCAGTTTGAGATAGATAATCCGGTCGATGCTGAAATGCAGGGAAACCTTGGCTACCAGTTTGGTCAGTCGCTCGGGCAGATGGGTGTAGCTCTAGGTGCAGGTCTTGCCACCGGTGCCGTGACACGTAAC